CTGCTGTAAGGTTTGCAGTATCACAAATAAATGTTCCACCAGCAGCAATCTCAGTGCCATTGCTAATAGTAACAACAGAACCTGTCTGATTCAGATAAGAACAGCTAATTTTTAGAGTACTATTAGCTGCAATAGAAGTACATCTCCCTAAATTTGTGAATCGCACAAGAATGTAATTATTTATACTATTATAATTATAAGGGAAGAACTTAACTCCATTATGCTCAGTAATAGTATGACTACCTGTTTCAAGAATTACATTCTGATACCTATTCACTACAGTACCATTAATTTTACAATCTTGCGTTACACAGTACATTGTAGTTTCACTTACTGTAAGACTACTGTCACCACTTGCAAGAACTACTGGAGTACCGAATCGTTCAAAAGGTGCTATACTAATTTCATTAGTTGTGTAATGAAATACGTTTGTAGCGAGTCCCGTAAACACTTGATTAAACTGTCCTCTATTGTCAATAATAGCACTCTCTAAGCTAAATCTTCCAGGCGTCTGTTGGTCAATAGTCCAAGAACCTGAATCTTCCTGAACGTTATTGCCTGTTACTCTCACAAAGTCTACAGAATCGCCAGTCCAACCAATCCAATCTGCAAAAATAGGATTACTCATCGCACTTCTCTTCAAATCAAAGTTAAGATGAGAAGGGTCTACGAAGCAATCGCTAAGAGAAGAATAGCCTCCATCTTCACGAATATCAATAAATGCATCTTCATTTTCTGCATCAACAATAGAATTGTAGACGTAATTCTTATATGCCGCTGTAAGATTAACATTAGCGGTAATAGAACAGTTGATAAATATACAGGTATAAATTTCAGTAGTACGAGTTGCAACACTCTTAACTTTACTATTGATATACACGCTATTATATGAAAATGTTGTATCAGTATTTAATGTATTGCTTGGTGCATCACAGTTAATTATCACGCACTTAATAGCGTGTGTAGCATTAGATTCATCAAACACATAGTTGTTCATGTTGATAATGCTATTACACCATTTACCTTTACACAGAGCAGAATAATTGGCATAGCATCCGACATGAATACTCTGAACAGTTGCGTTGCTGTTAATAATAACGCACCCAAATGTATCTGCAACAATAAGTGCGCCATTAACATTCAAGTCCGAATCAAAATTGCCAATAGCAACAACAATAGTAGTTCCGTTGATAGGATTGTCAGCATTACTAACACCACCCGCAAAACTCTTATAAGGATTGTCAGGTGTACCATCGCCATTTATATCATCACCAATCTCTGCATGAACATATACGACCTTATTATAACTTGCTGCTGAAAGCAATGTAATAGTAGGAGTACCGCTCTTAGAAAGAAAAGAACAATATTTATTATATTCATTAACAAGACGACCAATCAATGCAGTATCGGTCGTACTGCCATTAATATCTCTTAATCTCCAATCATATTTCATAATTAAATATTATTAGTGTTAGCACTCAAAGTAATAGTCTCAGAAGTAGGAGTCCAATCATGCAGACCTTTATTGCCATCATACTTATAAACTCTATTACAGTCAACAATTAGTTCACCAAATTCATATCTCCAATGAACAGGTCTGCCGAGTTCATCTAATTCATTAGTGTTCTTTTTCCACCATAGGAGAATATTATTATCTCCTATATAATTATTGAAGACATCTTGTGCTTCATAAGGCTGATTTTCAAGCCTTACACCATCAAAAATATCTATTGATATTTCATCAGTAATTTTTAATCTTATAGTTTCCATAATAAAATTATATTAATAAACAGTTACACTTCTAACAGTTAAATTATCAGGAACTCTTTCAATAGTCCACCATACTTCATCATCTTCTTGAATAGTATATGGATTATCTAAAGTATAAGTATATACAGTTCCAGTATCAACATTCTCTTGAGAAGGAATAGTTAAAACATTGACACCATTAATCCAAAGTTTAACATATCCTGTATTCATAAGTTTTACAGCATTAACATACATTGTTTCATATGCAAGAAGAATTTTTGTAGTTTCTGATGTAAAATTCATACTATAAGCATTACCATATGATGTCCATTTAGTCCAACTAATAGTATTATTAGTAGTATTTATAGTACCACTTCTATGAAGAATAACCCCCGTAGAAAGGACTATTACTTGCTTTACACTAGTTCCATTTGTTGTTATCATTAATGCAGCACCTAGAATATTATATTGTTTAGTACCAACATATATTTTAGGATTATTATTTGCATTTTTCCAAACAGCATTTGACAACATATAACTACCAGTTTCAGTAAACTGACTAATACTAGATGGATTTGTAAGACTTATATTTGTACCTGCTATATCACTAGCCTCACCATATTTTATATAATAAGGAAGTGCTTTAAAATAACTTTCTTTTTCAGATGAAAGTTCACACCATGTAGCAGATGTGCTATTGCCTATAGCAACATATTCAATCCAAGCGTTACTATCATTCTTTACAAAGAATCTTTTTTGAGTATTATAATAACTAGTTGCTGCATAATTACTTTCTAGATATGAAACTCCAGCAGCATATGTTGCTTTTTCTATATATTCAATATCTTCATCTACAACTGGAGGAGTATACACAGTACCATCAACATTAGTCCAATCAGACCAAACTAAAGAAGTACCTGTTCCTCTACCTATTTTCATTCTAATACCAGTATGTTCATCAAATACTCTCCACTGAACTTCTCTAGTACCATTAGCATGTAGACTAATAGTAACTATATTAATTTGACTTTGAGTATCATCTGTTAAACCTGATACTACATTTCTAGTAATTGTTTTAAAAATTTTAGTTTTATTACATAAATCTGTATGATTACCAGCTAAAATATTAGTATAATAATTTATATATTTACTAACATGAGTGTCAAATAATGTATTAGGAATCCAATCTGTATACTGATTTACTTCATGATTAGTAACATCTGATATTTTAGAATCTGTAATAAATTCAATTTCATCATTAACTACAGGTATAGGAGTTTCTTCTACTTCAGCAGAAACAAGAACAAATTCACTATTTGAAACATCATAAGAATACAATGAATATGTAGTATCATCAGAATTTCTGATATAAAATACACATTCGGTTGCTCTTTCTGAATCATTAACTATATTAGAAAATGCTAGAGTAAGTGTTGTAATTTGGTCATCTGTAGGAGTAGGGTCATTTATAACAAACTTAGTTTGTTTAGGAGCATTAACATCTCTCCATTTCCAATCAACAGAATATCTACCAGAATCTATTCCATAATATGTATCTCCATCTTGTGTATATAATCCATGAAGATATACTGTTTCTGATTGTTCATTTGTATAACTAACTTCTTTCCAACCACAAAGCCAAATGTTTTCAGCAACTTCAATTTTACCATATATAGATTGTCTAATAATAGTAACACTTGGAGTGTTAGTTCTACCAAGTACATATTTATCTGAAAAATTAATTACAGTAAATACCCAATCTATATAACATCCTGTTGCACTATCATCAACTGTAAATTTATAATTTATTTTACTAGCAGACCCATCATTTGAATCTATATCTTCTCTTATAGCTTTAATCAAAGCTTCTTCTCCTGCAAGATATGTTTCAAAAATACCTAAATCCTCTGTACCAGAACCACTTGCTAAACATTCAAGTATATAATCAAGAGAAAATGTACCTTTATCTTTAATAAGTTTATTAAGTCTAGTATTATTTTTCACAATAGCATAAACATAATCTGCATAAGTTAATGCTTGTGAAGGATAATTAGCAGGAGCAAGAATGCTACCAATATTTGTAGTAGCATCCTTCGTAACATTATTAGAAATTTTTCCCATATTAAGAAATATTTATTTTTACATAACCAGTACTAGTATCTGTACCAACAGTTTTTGTAACATAAACATTATAACCATCTAGAGTTATATTATTATTAGAAGGTGAAATAAATGATTTATTAGAACCTTGACTATCTTTAAAATCCAAACTCATTTCATCTTTAATAGAAGAAATATTAGATTTAGTAATAATCCATAATCTAACTCCGTTACTACCACCTCTATTATCTATAGTATAACTATTTAAAAGATTTTCTTGTCTATGTGTATTATTCAGCAATGCTATAACTTCTGCAAAATTATCTGCAATAGTTTTATTAGCATTTACGATAATATACCAAGAAGGATATTTTGGAGTAACTATTACAGACTTAGCAGATGCTTGCTTAGTAACTGTCAAACCAGCATAATCACCTTCAGATGGAGAATAAGTAAATGAACTTGTTTTAGAAGAAGCAGTTTTATCTATAGTATGTTTATAAACACCTAATACATCATCATTCCAATAGGCACTATCTCCATCTTTAGATTTTACTGTATCAGAACATACAGCAGTATCAATATTCACATTATCAAATTTAACTGTTACAGCAATTTCACTTGTTGGATTAGGAGCAACTTCTTGGTCTGCCCAATAATTAGTAGAACTACCTCCTGTTGTAACAACACTAAATTTATTTTCAAATTCTTGCTGTTTTTCAGCAGCAAAAAGACTTTTAAGATATGCAATTTCAGGATTTGTAAAAGGACTATTTTCCTTAATTAAATCTTTCCATGAACCCCAAGTAACAGTTTTAATAACTTGTGGTTCAACAGGAGTTTCTTCGTTATCATCATCAGAATCATCAGAAGGAATTTCTTCATTATCTTCATTATCATTGTTTTCTTCTTCTGTATTTTCTGTTTGTTCTTCTGTTTGAACTTCTGTTTGTTCCTCGTTTGGTGTAGTATTCTCTTCTACGGAGGTGATTGAAATAACTCCAGTTCTAACAAAAATATTATTTTTACTAAGACATATTTGATATTTATCTACATTATCATCTGTAGTAATAACAATACTTCCTTTAACTATATTTATTCCATTATCAGAATATCCATCTGTAATTTTATGAATACCTAAAAAATCACCATCAACACTATCTAAATCTTCGTATTTTATATCAATAGGAACATTTTTATTAATATCTTCTTGAAATTGATTTCTTATATAATCAAATAATGCATCAGCAGACATACCAATTCCATCAAAATTTTGTGGAACTAATTCTGCAGGAATAGGAGAATAAATATCTGTATTATGTGCCATAATTATTCAATTTTAATAGTTACACTACCTTCTCGATAATTAGTTTTAGATTTAATCATATAATATTCTTTATCATCTAAAGTAATCTCAACAGAGTCATCAAATGGAACAATAAAATCACTCATTGTAATTTTATTATAAGTCATTTCTTTAGGATAAACAATAAATATATAATCACCATTACTAATATTAATAATATATTGATTAGCCATAGACGGTGTTTCAAGTTTATGAGTATCATCAATAATATTTTCATATTCAGTTGAACATCCTAAATACCAAGTATAAGTATTAAAACTTTTCCTCATATTAGGATAATAAAGTGGTAATTGACCTTTAAGATAATTATACATCAAATCTGCTTGTTTAGTTCTACCTATATTATAAGCAGCAACACAAGCTCTAAATAAATTATAACACTCAATAATCTTGGTAGTTCTAGAATTACAATTAGTTTTGCAATCTTTAATTACTTCAAGACCATATTGAGTATATAAATACATTATTGTTTGATATACATCTAAATATCTAGTAGGTATTACTTCGTATACCACATTAACGGATTTATCTATTTCTATCATAATTATATATAAACATAGAATTATCAAAAGCAGCAAGAAGTCCCTCTATTTCTTCTTCCTCAAAAAGTTCTACATTAGTAAAACAATCTCTTATAAGACAAAGCATACTATCTATATACCAAGAAGTTTGCAATACCACCCCCTTAGAAGGGAGAACTACTGCAAACTCACTTTTATCTAGTAATAGATTAGTTATGTTATCTTTACATTCTGTAATATAATCATTACTAATCATACTTCAATTATTAAAAATTTTATTTTCAATATGTGTAGTATAATTATTTATATCTACATTAATACGATTATTTAATTGAGAAATTCTAGTAACTGTTTCTTGACCGTTATACATTATATCTATAATAGATTTAATTGTTTGGTTAATCCAATCTTTTTCAAGTTTTGCAGAAACAATACTACCATTAATGTCAAAATCAGATAAAACAGAATAAATTTTATAATATTCTGTAGTTACCAATTTAGTAATGTTTTCTGTTATTAATTTTTTATTTGTATTAATATGGTTATTAATAATTATATCTATACACTCTCTAGATATAACATTAGCAAAATGACTAAATGCTAAATTGATAGTATTTTTACATTTACTTATTTCTTTCTTTTCAGCATCACGCAATGTTTTGTCTAGTACACTATTAAGTTTTACTATATTATCACTGACTTGCTTCATAGTATTAGCAATTTCAATGATAGGTTTGTTTTTATCTTTACTTTTAAAGTATTCAACAACTTTTATAATTAAAGTATATGTAATAAAAACAAGACTTGATATAATACAACTTATATAAGATGAATTTCTAATAGAATCACCTACAATATTATTAACTGTACTAAAGTCATCCATTCTATTTCTTTAAATAGATTCTCCACAGATAAAATTAATTACCTGTGGAGATTAGTCATTAGCTTATGTTTAATTACCTGTACCAGAACCAGAGCCACCACCAGACTGAGCACTACCTGTACCAAACAGAGTATCAAGTCTTGTAACCACTGCTGATTCCTTAGTAGCAATGTGGATAATCTGATTTACCTGCTCATCTACTGTTACACTAGCTTTACGAGGATTTCTAAACTTAAGAGTATAGAGAGTGTAAGTACCACTTGCAATCTCTTCATCAAATCTCTTATTAAGCTTTGTATTAGCCTCATAAGTATAATTGTATCCTTTATTCTGAGAACACTCAATAGCAAGGTTACGCATATGAGCTGCATTAAGAGTACCTTCAGTGCCGTGAGTTGTTACTGTAAGAGTAGTACCCTCAAGTGCGCCATTAAATGCTACAGTGTAATCAAAATGAGTACCTGTCAAACCTGCAATAGATACAGTGTTAGTAGAATTAGTTGCTGAAAGACCAAGTGTATTGTCATCAATATCGCCACTTCCATTCTCAGTAATCTTGCGAGCAAGAGCTGCAGCAATAGTAGTTGTAGTATCGCTAGCCTTAGCTACATAACTTACTGTCCAATTATTTCTAGCATTGAATGGAACACCGTGCTTAGAAAATGTAATACTATACTCTTTTCCAGCGGTAGCAGCAGAAACAGCAAATGATGCAGCATATGTAGCAGCAGCAATAGCATTAGCAGCAGCTGCCTTTGTCACCTCAAGTGAAGCTTTATCTACTGTAAGAGAAATTCCTCTAACACCATCTGCAAAAAATATTGCAAAATCCTTAGTAAGAGCAGTAGTAGCAATAGAAGGATTATCTGTCAGTTCATATGCACCAACATAACCATCAGTAACAGTCGTTAGTGCAGTAGCCAGACCTTTTGCCAAAATAAAATGTTTCATATCTCTAAGTTATTTTTATTGTTTAGAATTATTAGAAGTAAATAAACCATTACTTAATGCTATTTTATATAAATCACAAGCATATTTAACTATGTATTCGTGTGTACTTTCATGTAAGTCACAACTAATATTATCAGCTAAAGATACTTTATTAGGTTTCTTCAAATAAGTAAATTGTAAATTATACGGAATAAGATTATCTTTAAGATTATAATAATTATTATCTCGTTTGATAAATTTATCTATATAAATTTCAATATTATCATTATTGAAGATAATAGCAACAGGACTTATTATTTGAGGTCTACTGTGAAAATCTTCAAAAACTTCATCAGTAAAAGCACCGTCAAAAAGTCTTATTTTAAACATCTTTGAAATAGGAACACTATCAAACAATGGAGCAATATAGGTAGATGTACCTGTATAACCTGTTTTTGTAACTCTATAACTTACAGCTAAATCTATAATTTTATATATAGAATTAAGTTTTGAAACAAAATTAGTTGCACCTGTAATCTTACCTATATTTGCATCTATTGCTTTAAATTTAATGTATTCCTGATTACCAGCAATATTTATAGTATCTTTTTTAAATAGACTTCTAAGTGTATTAATATTACCTAAATGACCATTGTCAATTATACCTTTATTACTAGTAATTATGTTTTCTGCTACTATTTTATCTAAGTTATCTGTTATGCTTGTGTTTAATAAAATGTCTATTTGCTCTGGTAATATGCCTCTAACATTTTGTTGTCCCATTTGTTGAGCATACTGCCTAAACAAAACGTGCATCTCATTAATTAGCATGGCAATTATTTATTATAGAAATTTAACTTTTTTCTTATATGTATCTACAATATCACTATTTTTATCATTATTGAAATATGCAACTGCCTCATTCATATTACTTCCGATAAATGTACCATCAGGAGTAGTAATCTGTTGATTATATTCTGAACGTATAAGTTCACTCTTAGAAATAAGTGTTTCGATAAGAGCCTTTGTAGAAATATATTTGTCATTACAAATCTCCAAGAATTTCTTAGGATTTTCTACTAAGAATGACATCATTATCTTATCCTTAATTTCTCTTGGTTTAAGTATATTATCTTCAAGATTACTATTCTGATATACAGAAATCTGAATAAATACAGCATTAAACTTAGTATCATCACCGCTGATTTCAGCAAACTTCATCATTGCTTGCTTCTTCTGTTCAATAAACTTCTTCTCTTTAGCTTTCTCCTTAGCGTCATCTTTAATATAGAAACGATAAGAATTATTACTATTAATCAAAGCTGTGTCTTTAGCAACTTCTGAATAAAGAAGACAATGACGATACAATATATAATCTGTTATATTTCTTGGATTACCAAACTGAAATTTAGTAGATTCAAGTTTGTTAAGACTATTAACATATGTTTTAACTGCTTCTTTAAGTTTTCCAATATCGCTTCGAGGAATAGCATCGAATTTTGCTGTAATAGCATCTTCCTGTGCTTTAATTCTCAAATAATCTTTCTTATGATGATATATGAAAGTAGTATCAAATGTAATATCTGAAGAAGATAGAACAACGTGGATATTACTAAGATATGCTTTAACTCTAGAAACAAATTCTGAATGATTACTAGCAATACCAATAATTTCAGGGAAATAAGCAGCTACTTCATCTTTATTAGATGAAAGAATCTTACAAGAATTAATTGAAGAACCTATAACTTCATGCTTCTGTCCATAATATCTCATATTCTTTTGTCTATAAAAAGAATTATTCTGAATAGCAGCAATAGTAATAGAACGTTCATCTATATATTCTTCCATCAATTCAGCTTCATTTTCAGCCTTAGCTTGAGCCATAGTAGGTTTAACTTCGTTTTCACTACCTTTTGGTGTAGTACCATTATTAATAGGTAAACTCATATTTCAATAATGTTTAAGTTAATAATTACAATACACACTTGAAATGTGCCATCTTTCTGTTATTAAATACCTGCAAACCGTAGCTATGCTTAATTTCATAACCACTTTCATCAGTCTTACTAGATAGGTATTTATACTCAGGAACACCCCACTGCGGAGGAATTGGAGTAAGACCCTTATAAACACCTGTAAGATAAGTCTGACCAATAAGACGAGTTTTAACAACATTACGATTACCTTCATAACTAGAGAAGTCAATCATAAATGCCTCATGAGAACTCAATGGACGACCAGTACGAGGATGAATCATACCATTCTTTTTCATAGCTTCTGCACGAGTACCTTCATCAAGGAATGGAAGATGCTTAACAGTAATAGTATGACCATCAACAGTACGATACTTACGGAAATACTTACCATAAACAAGGTTACCACCTTCCTCGTTAATCATCTTATCACCAAGTGGAGTAGCAAAGCCTTCTGCACGAGCATCATTACGAATAGCAAGCTCAAAGTCTTCCATGAAACCCTTACCACCAAACAGAACTACATCCATTGAACCGCTATCAGTATCCTTTTCAAGCAAATCACCAATAGAACGCTCAATAAAGTTAAGTGTAAGAACTTCACCATAAGTAATATAATTAGATTCATCACAAATCTCAATCATACCACTTGTGTGAGGAATTGGCTGATTATTGTCTTCATCAGTCATTGCAATCTCACCACTTTCTGTTCTATTATACTGTGCATACCATAGACGCTCTTCATCCATAATACGAACCTGAACATCAAACTGACGAAGTTCCTCATTAATCCAACGATTAGTAGTACCACCGTCCTTTGTCTTAAACTCGTATTCTACAACAGTATTAGAAATATTACCAGCAATAACCTTAGAATATCTATGGAACTCAAGCTGAGAAGTCATTTCACCAGGTCCCATACTATTACTTCTGTTACCCTTAGAGAATGATTCACTAATAGTTGGTGCAGTCATTGACCAATACTTACCTTTAGTAAGGTTTTCAGGGTCAATATAACGATTAGGATTAGGACTTGTAATCTTCAAGCGATAAAGATAACCACCATGTGAACCAGCACCAAGGTCTTTCATAATACGAACCTGTGAACCATCAGGAGCAATAAGACCATACTGTTCAATGAGCCAATGAGTAGCAAACTCAACTTCGAAAGCAGTACCATTAATACCTGGTGTAGTATTAGAAGTATTGAAGTAAACAACATAATCATCAAACTTCATACGACCCATTGTCTTCCATGTCCACTGAATCTTCTTAACATCTTTAACACCAGACTTACCCTGACCTTCTGTTAGAAATGTAAGAGGAAAACGGTCATCATCAAAACCATAAGTGTAAGTAAGAACCTGACTAAGAACCTCTGGTTTGTCAAGCATCAAATTGGCGATAGACTCTTCATTAGAATAGCCTCTATCATCATATCGTCCCTTAGAAACTTCTTTAAGTTTATACATAAAATAATTAATTAATTAAGTTATTAAAAAAATGCGATGTCATTATTATCATACTTATCTTTAGCAGGCTTATTGACTTTAATGGCACTAGTTTTAGCTTGTTTAGAAGCTAGAACAATTCTACGAACATTTTCTTTGTTTATTGCCATTTTAACAAGGTCAGCATAAGAACCACCTGTAAATTCTACCCAAGCTTCAATAAGTTGATTAGCAACAACATCAGATTGTGATTTTCTATTCATATCTATCTGGTACATTGTAGCAAAACTTCCATCTTTAAGCTGAATAGGCTCAGACAAGTAACGATAAAAATCATCTCTAGTAACTGTAGTCTTTTGTCCATTTCTACTAATAACTGTAGATTTAGGAATCTCATAACCACCAATCTTTCCTTCGTCAATAATGTCATGGATATAATTCCAATAAGCCTGTGTATCAGCTTCATCTTTGGCTTTAGCTTCTGCCACTTGTCTTTCCATTTCAGCTCTTTCTTCATTGTCTTTTTCAACAAGTGCAGCAAGCTGTTGTTTTGCAGCATCATATAGAGCGTTTGTACTTTTTAGATATGCAATGTAATTATCATCAACAGATTTATTACCAAATTCAGAAGCAGCCATTTTGATAATATTAACAAGCTGACTTTCATTCTTAGGATCAAGTTCAATAGTACTTCTATCTTTCATTTCTCCAAAACCTTCAGGATTATTATCATGAAGCTGAAGATAATTTACAAAATCTCTAAGATAAGGAACAGAATCAAGAAAAGAATTAATAGTATCATACTGAATCTGTCCATAAGTGTTCTGAATAACACTATTTACATAACTTGTAATACCATCTGGAGTATTTTCAAACTCAATAGGATTACCATTTTCATCATTAATTGTTACGCCAATAGCTTTCTGAATGGTATCAATATTAACGTCATTATCACCAGAAACCTGATTTTCTTCAAAGAATTTATTTACTTCATCAGCTTTCTTAAAAATATTTCCGTCAGTATCTACAATATTTCTATTTTCATCTACATGGTAAACTTTACCATTAAACTCAATTTCATCACCAGGATTGATAACATTTGAAGATTCTTCATTATTATTGTTACCATTATCCTCATTATTAGGATTTGGATTATTATTATCTCCATTTCCATTGTTACGTTCGTTATCTGCATCATTTAGATTATCAATTCCATCCAAATCATTCTCTGGTGGAAGTGGATTATTAGATGTAGACTGTGAACTAGCATTTGAAGAATCAGCATTACCGCTTTCAAAAGATTCTCCTAAACCAAAATCAATATCACTATTACTCATACTTTTAAAAATTTAAATTATTTACTAATTTTATCTACAAATATAATGCAATAATAAATATAATTAAACCTAAATAGAAAATATAATTTATCATATAATAAGGTATAAATATTATTATTACTGCCATTACCATTTGTAGATTTTGTACCTGTTATTTAGTTTGTTTGTTTTGCTTGATATTCGATAACTAAATTAAATGAATAGACCTCCGTAGACCACACTCGCTCCCCCGTAGAAAGGATAAATTATATTCAGACGATAAACATATCACTAAAGCATTTTGAACGGCTAAAACGAGCTAAATTTACTTGTCGTATTTATTCTTATTAGTTTTAGCAATTTTAAGTTTAACATTCATATCATCTCTTTTAACTTGTCTATCAGCAGCCTTATTTATTAAATCAGCTTGAATTTTAAGTTTATCAAGATTAAGTTTTTCTCTTTGAATAGTATTCTTTACAGCTTCATTATCAGATTGTGCCTGAAGTTTTTCTCTTTCCAATCTATTACGTTCATATTCAGTAGAATTATCATCTTCTGTATTAGGAGAGCGTAAAATGTCCATATTAAGTTCAGTATTCTGCATTTGCATTTCGTAATAATATTTAAGTTCAAGTGTTTTTCTATCTTCTTCACCTTTAGCTGCAATTTCTTGAAGTTTAGTTTGTATTTCTTGTTGTTTAAGCATACTTTCCATTTGTTGCATATCTTCTTCATGTTTACGTTTAATTTCACTATAAGCTTTAAGATTCTTTTTAATAGCAGCAATATTATTATTTGTGATAGCTTCAATAGCCATATCAAGTTCACCATTTTGAGAAGCATTAAAAGCCCACTGTCTAAGTTGTTCAAGTTGTTGTTTATCTTTTTCAGAATTATTTACTGTAGTAGATAAATCAAGTGAAAGTAGAGAATCAGCATCAATAGATATAAATTTTCTTTCTCTTTGGTCATTCCAAAAAGCTTCATTAATACCGTCACTAAATGCTATTTTAGCATAATCTATATCTCTGTTATAATCACGTTTTCTAAGTTCATCAAATATATTTACTATAAGAATAGAACCCATACTTGAACGAGCAATAGCTTCTTGTGTATTTTGTACACCAGCAGATTGAGCAATTTGACCATATCTTTGCTCATTCATATCAACTAGTTCACGAGCTTCAAGTTTAACGCTTTCATAAAGTTGTGTAAGTTCACTAATATAATTATTAAGATTAGCATTAAGAAGTCTAATTTGTTGAGCTTTTAAAGAATTGGAATCTTCTGTATCATCATACATTAAAACTCCATCAGCAGCCATCTTATAAATTTTATCCTCACTATTACTTGCTACAAGTGATTGAGGAATTATAAGAATAAGCATTTTATTTTTAGCTATAATCATTTCTCTATGAAATGCTATAATATTTCTAAAAATTTGAAAAGGAGAAATAATTTCAATAATACTAAATTTACCAAATCCAGGAAGTATTTCCATAACTCCATTATATGGAAGTTTACCATCTCTTGAACATAATACAGCTCTACACTTTATAGGATAAACAGCAGTATTTCTAGTACCAATTCTATATCCTTCATAAACTTGAGGTATATAAATATATTTTATTTCAATATCACCAGCTTCAGGGTTTAGTTTATAATCTTCATCAACTGTTTTTTCGCTTTGCATACCAATTTCATTGATGTAAGTAACGATACCAACACGAGACATACCACGCCAAACAGTATGCCAAACTTCAATCAAACCAGTATTTCTGTCTCTTACGAAAGTACCTTCGTCTTTAAATAATTCACGTTCTTCATTTCCAAACTTACCGCAAACATCAGGATATGTTTGAAAATATTTCTCATAAGTAAGACTTACAACTTTTTTATCAGAACTTGAATGATTATAACATTCATCAAGATACTTTTTATCTTTATTTGTAAGATAATCATCAAACATATCTAAAACCTGTTGATATGTAAGTAATATTCTTCTTGCAAACATATCATGGTCTTCAACAAAAAATGAAGAATTAGGAATAGGATAAGCATCAATAGGATTAATACATTCCTTAACAATTTTATCACCTCTAATATCTGTATAAGTATAACATTCACCTACAGCAACATAATTAAAATATGCTTGTGTATAAATAAACAAATCTTCTGTTATACTTCTAATATAATCAAGAAGGTCTTGACCTTTCTTAGATTCTTCATCAATATAATCTTCTTCAAACTTCTTTATAAACTCATCAATATTAGGCATTAAATCCTGAGGATTAATTTCTTTTGGATTTTGACCATTTTGTTGAGCTTCTTGTATAGCTTCATTATACTTTGCTTGAAATTGAGCAATAAATGTTTGTTGTGCAAGAAGATTAACTTGTTCTCTAAGTTTTCTATTTTTATTTATAACAAGATTTGGGTTATTAGAACCAACAGTAAAAATATGTTCAGATTTAATATACTCAGAAACATATCTTCTTATAATATCAGACATAATATCATAATTCCTCATAGTAGCAGGAAAACGAGTATATTTTTCCTTAGCTGAATTATAAGGATTAAGTGTCTTCTTATAATAAGAATCAGGTATTTCTCCATGAAGAATATCAAACTTAGTTTTAGTTTTATTTCTGTCATTCATAGAAATACCTGCATCTATAATCCAATCAATACAGTTAGCATACCATTCAGGCTTAGCCTTTTCAGCACTTGTAACTTTCTGATTAGGAAAATTGTTTGTATTATGTGAATAAATCATAATTAAAATATTTTAAAACCAATCTCTATTAAAAATATTATTTTCATCAGTAGCATTTTCAGCTTCTATTTTTCTTCGATGTTCAAGTTCTTTCATTGCTTTATGTTCATCATTTTTCCAAATAATACCTCTTAAAAGCATTTCAGAAACTCTATCAAAGTTACCAATATTATTCCATTTTATAAGTTCGAGAATACTTTCATGGTCATATATAGTTTTATAAAATTTAATATCATTACCAAATTCATCTTTACCTACAACAGAATATAGCATTTCTTTTAGTAATCGAAGACCATCATATTTTAAAGATTCAGCAATATAAATACCATAGCTATTAGCAGTTTTAGATTTAATAGAATTATCCCAAAGTTCAATAGGGTCTTTAAATAGATACTTAGTAGCTCCCCAAGCACTAAAATTAGAAACAGTTTCACCTCTATTAACCTCAACAGCTACATTACCAATACAATTATAATATTTAGCAAGCATTAAACAAATATAATCAGCTTCTTTAAGTGTATTAGGTCTGCCATAATAAGCAGCAACAAGACGTTGTTTATAAGCATTGCATTGAGTAGGTTTTTCCCAAACTTTAATACTATTATGAGAATTTTTATCTGTAAGTTCTTTATTATCTTTATCAATACCTACAGGATCATAAGTAATACAATACATACCAGGAGGAGTTCCTTTTACATATTTATTAGTAGTTTTATCAAGATAATTTGTAATTAAAGGATTAAACCATTTTCTAATACAACCGTGAGGGTCTTCATCATTACGTCTAGGAACACCTTTAATCCAATCAAAATAATCTTTTTTATAAATACCTCCTTCTGCAATAATTCTAGCATTTGGAACAAATTCTATTTTACCATTTGCTTCTTGTATTTTACCATCTACATAAAATGTATAGCTACTATCATTTTTTAAAGTTTCTTCCCAAGCAAGAAGTTCAGGACTACTAAATATATTATCAGTAGTACAACTAAAAGATTCAGCAGGTTGATTAGCATACTGACCTAGATAGTTAATATAATCAGCAAATGTTTTAGCAGTTTTCTTTTTATTAGCACGTTCTCTATAGGCGATTTTAAATGCAACTTCTATATTACTATTGCCATCATCGTCTAATGCTTTTTGACCATCAATTTCACCTTCAAGACCCCAAACATAAGGTTTAAAATAACCACAAACTTCATGTCTAGAATCTTTATCCCAAACATTTTCAAAAGGCATAAAATGAAATGCTCTAGGAGAATAAAAGTTTCTTTCAAAAACTTGCATATTACCAGCAGTAGCTGTACCCCAACAAATAAGTGTACCTGTAGTATAACTACCAGTACGCATAGCAGGTTCTGTTACAGCCATAAACTCATCAAAGTTAGTCATTGTAGAAACCTCTTCTACTTTAACTTCAATAGCATCCTTACCAATAGCACAGTTAGGATTACTACCAGCAGATACACTAATTAAAGCACTACTCCATGAATCAGGACTTTCAACTCCATTTGGAAGTTTAAAACCTAATTTAAAGTTTTCTTTATCTGTAGAAATAATACCTCTAACAAATGGTGTTTTATTTTCATAAAACAACAGATTGTTCATAGCAAAATTTGTAAGACCTCCTGTTTGTGTAAGATACTTTTTATCATCTGCTACATGAATACAAACTTTCTTACTTTTAAGGTTTACTGTATTTGCTGAAGTAGAAGCCATAATATATGAAAATCCACCTCGACGAGTTTTATCTATAATAAGATGAAAACCATTATTTCTAACAAATTCTACAATATGAAAAGTCCAAAACTGAGCATCAATAAAAGCAGGAAAGTCATAAACTTTTTCTCCTTTAGAGTTACCACTTTCAGTGACTTTAACACTTTTTCTGTTAAGTTTTTCTATTAAAGTATAATTAAGAAAATTATAATGGTCTCCAGTAATTCTAATATTTACAATACTACCATCAGCTTTTTGTAAACATGGAGCACTAAATCCGTAACGACGTCTATGCTCTTCACGTTTTCTAAGTTGAATATGTGGTATAGAATCTTCTTTAAATAAAGTATATCTATTTTTATATTCTTTATATTGAAGAGCCATTGGAGTAAATAAGTCAGTATTTATAAACTTATCTCCATAATTAATATTTAAAAGAATTCCTCCACTTTCACCTACAAGAAATAAATCATCAGGGTCATAATAACCACAATCTTTAGCATGTTTATAATGACTTTTATCTTCTTTTATATATTGTAAAAATGGATATTCTGCAATCTTTTTATTAACATCATTGTCATTCATTTGAATAGTAATAGAATAGTTGATATTAAAAAACCTAAACCTATATAAGAAGAAACATTACGTTCTTTTTTAGTCTTATTAAGTTCTTTGTTACATTGATAACAATCATCACTATATTGTTTTATAATAATACTATCAACCTGAATATAACTTTTAAGTTCGTCATTTTCTTGTTTCAAGTATTTTATTTCAGCAAGTTTAACATTAGCTTTTCTAACGTCTTCAATAGAAAGTTTAATTGAATCTCCCCCGTAGAAGAGAGTATTTGCTTTACTCTCTAATGTACTCGTGAAACATAATAATAACACTATCTTTACTACAAGATTTAGCTTTATTAATTTCATTTTCTTTTTGTTTATTTATTTCAATAATATTATTGTTTATACTCTCGCGTGTACTATTTTGAATATTATTTATATCTTGTTTGATTTTATTACAGGTTATACTTTGAACTATAATAATCCAAGTTGCACCAATCATAATACCCAAAAATATACCAATTAATGTAAAGTTCCAATGTTTCATAAATCTTTTTCTGTTAAAAGTGTATAAGTAAAATTACTGCCATAACCATTTTCAATTTGTTTTTTACAAATATTCATAAAATAACCAAATTGAGTAGCATTAGCAAAAACTTGACAGCCAGCAGACCAATTATCAATTTGTTTAGAATTAGCTCCAGCTTTATGAATATTAATTCCAAACATTCCACTTTCTATAGATTTTTCATTATAATCATAATAATTATCTCTGTTAGCATCTCTGTAAACCTTAACAGGTTTATCTTGTGTAAGAGCTTCATACTTACCTTTATGAAGTCCTATTTTCCAACATCCTCTATATTGACCTGGAACTAATATAGCACAACCTTTAGCATTAACTAGATTTTTAATAGTAGTAATACCTGGCTGTGTAGTAATAGCATAATAAGACATAAAAGGTCTATTATCAATATTACACTTAATAATAAGTAAATCATCAAATAAATTATTAACTTTTTCCTTATCGTTACCATTCTTTCTGATACCAATAATATTAAGGTTATAATTACCTTTTTCAAAGTAAGCATAACCTTTTTTATTAAAAATGCTTTTATAATCAGCATTTAAACACTTTTCGAGAAATTTATCATCCATAGCAAATAATTAAAAAAGTTCTAATTGTTTATTCTTTTGTTCATTAGCTTTAATCTCTATATATCTATCTTTTAAGATAGCTTCAACTTCACTTTTTCTATAATCAATTCTAAACCATTTAACAGTTTCTACACCATCAGGGTCTATAGGATATTGATTATTAATATCTCTTAAAGGCATACCATAAGCATTTTTAATAAAAGGAGAACCAATATGACAAAGTCCTAAACCAACACAAGGTATACCAAGTATAAGTTCAACCATTTTAGCATATATGCTTAATTGCATTGTATAATGTGAACCATTACAATTTGGAAGCATATTTAATGGAGGAAGCATTTTTTCATTAGTTTCAATATATTCACTAGTTAATTGTTGAGGTCTACAAGATTTATCTTTTTTAAAGTAACCACTTTTAAATTGTAAACCATTTCTATTAGTTTTCCAATCAAGTATTACAAAATCAGTATCACGAATACACAAAATATCAATAGTACCACTTATAAAATAATCTATCAAATAAGCACCTATTTCAGAATAAATTGTATATCCTTTATCTAAATAAAACTGAAATACTCTATATATTTCAGGATATTTATAATTTGTAGCTTTCTTAAATTTTTCAATATCTAAAGGTTCAACTTTAAGGTTTGGAATATCAGCAACAGTAATACATCTACCTGTTTCAACTTGTGTTAAATATTTAATAGCATTTTTAAACATTGAAACATCTTTAATAGCATCTTCAATACCATTATGTGTAGCAGTTCCTCTAGAACAAGCTTCTTCTGTTATTTTATTCCATTGTTTTTCAAGTTGTTTTTCAGTTATACCAAGTTCTTTAGCTTTTTTATGAAGCCAATATTTTTTATCAAATTTAGGACAATATTTATCATGTATTAGAGTAGTAACACTAGTATAAGAGTTACCATTAGTATCTGTATATTTGTGTCCATCTTCTTCAAAATACAGAAAAATTTCATTATATCTATTATCTTTTAACATATTTAATATTAATTTTCATTAGCAATCATACTACTACTAACAGAACCTCCTCCACGAGATTTTTGAGTTTCTTTCTCGTACATCAATTCTTCTTTAGCTTCATTTAATTTTTTAATAATATTTGGAAGTTCGCCAGCTTTCTTTTGAACACTATCAATTAAAGTAATAACTTGAGCCGTATCTTCGATATTCATCGGAGTATCAAGTTTTTCATTTAAAAGAGTATTTATATTTTTAATAGCTTTTTGAACATTATGAATACTTTGAAGAATAACTTCAACAGTAACACCTGCCTCTGTTATATTTTGTTTATAATATTTTTTAATTAAATTTAAAACTAGAGCATCTGGTAAATAATTATTAGGAAGCCCAGCAACTTCGATAGCCATAGCAAGAGCTTCTTTATCACTAAGTCCAATCTGTTTAGCAGGACTTTTAGGGTCTCCTAAATAATATATTACTATACATTCAGCAATATATTTAGATTTATCAGGAGTTTTATCTCTAGTGTATAAAGTTCTAACATCTTTATCGAGAAGCTGTTTAACATTAGGAGCAACTGGCATACCAGTATCATCTATTGTAATTAGCTTATCAATAATTAAATCATTTTTACTGCTCATATTCTTCTCTAATAGGTTCTTTAAGTTTTAATAAAGATAGCATAATAAAATTAGCATATTTTTCACCTTTTTGTTTAATAAGTCTATTATAAACTTTATTATTACGTCTAGCAAGCATTGAAGCAATATATTTTTTATTGCGTTCTTCTTTTGCTCTAAGGTAATTATCAACGGCTAAAGTATGTCTAAATTTAACATATTCATCTTTATCCATTGTATTAAATGCGTCTTTTATTAGTTCTTTTTGTTCTTCTGTACTATTTAGTCTAATTCCATCAGGCATTTTAATACTACCTAAAAAAGGAATACCTGTCCATTTATCTTTTTTTATAAATGATATTACATCTTCTTCTAAAGAATCTATTATTTCTCTAATAATATCATCATCAATAGTAGAATCAGATTTTAATTCTTCTAAAATATCATCTTTATTACAAACTGTAACATCATAATTACTATATGGAAATTTACGAATTTCACTCATAATAATAAAATAAAAATGGGGATAGCCTCGACCACCCCCTTAGATAAGAATTAACTATTATAATTTATGATATACTTGAATCAGTTGCTTCTTCATTTAGAACATTAACATGATAAATACCATGAATATCACAAATAGGAACAAGTTTAAATGCTACAAAATAGTGCATTGGTGTAGCAGGAAGACCATCATCTGTAGATTCATAACAATCTCCATTAAAGATACTAGTACGAACCTTAGAATCACTAGAAATAGTATTAGCAATATATGCTAGATTATAAGGCTGCTTAATACTAATATGAATACCTCTACCCAAATCTGTACCAGTAATAATCAAATTATCACCAACTTTGTAATCAAGACACTCATTAAAAGTCTTACCTTTTTTACAAAAAAGAGCAGTAACAGTAGTATTAGCATCTTTCTTGCTTTTAGTAGGATTAAGAACATCAAAAAGTCTAGCTCCCATAACAACAGCAACAAGTGCATAATTGTTTTCTACCTCAATGTGCTTTGTAACATCAGTAAGAAAATCAGAACTAATTTCTTTAATACTTGTAGGAAGATTAACTATAACTTCCTTACCATTTTTGTTTACTTTAATACTTCTCATTTCACTATGTTTAATAATTAAACTAATATTATGATGCAAATATATAATATAATTTTTATTTTCCAAACATATTTTATATAATATTTTATATGTTTTATAATATATAAAATATATAATAATATAATAATATAATATAATATATTATATAAATAAGGTATGATAATATTTAAAAAATAATATATATAATTATATAATAAATACACTCGACAAAAATATGATTAACACTATTATAAACAAGATTATTTCCAATAAGGAAAGAGTCACGAAAATTAAAACTTGAAGTAGCATCAGGAAAAACAACAGGAAAAATATTAAAAATAATATTATGAAAAACAACAAAAAAAATATTAAAAGAAAAACCAAAAACAATATTAGGAAGAACACTATGAGGAATATTAGGAAGAACTTGAAAAAAATTTTGCAAAAAATTTTTTGAAACAAAAGGTTAAGGATGTGTGTTAGCACCAGTGTAAATTCAGCCCCCGTCATCAGAAGTAACTTCCGATTACCCCCTATAAGTAAAACAGCTCGCAGTACGAGTTGTACCACGAGCTGTAATAAAATCAAGAGCATTACATAATGCTCTTGATAAAATTAAGGCTAACTTTAATGTTAGCTTTGTCAAGTTTGCCGTTCTTAAAACTTCTATTAACGCGATAAGGCATAGTAGCGTTTACTTCTGTCGGCACAATAGCACTATCTATATCAAGCGTAGCACCTTTCAAGAGCACGCATATGCTCTTAATTGACAAGTTGCCGTTAAAGAACATGTCGTTCAGTAACGTCAATTCGTTGCCGAACAGTCTGTCTACGAAGAGGAAGTTGAACTGCTTATCGGAGAGGTAGATGGTGTCAGTTTCACGAACCTCGAGAGTACTATCATCGGCATAATCAATGCCGATGATATTGTCACTAAGCTTTATAGTAACATTTTTATAGATGTCACTATAAGTTGCACTGACAATCTTGACGTTCTTAGACTCTACTACTCCGATCATCTCTTCAATCTTAGTTTCCATAATCATAATGTTTAAATTGTTAATAATAATGTTTAAAATCCGTAGGATTTTGAATGTGTAAAACCTTAGTATCAGCATAATGTTTATCATTAGCACTGTATCTAACAGTCCTAAAACACCTATCATTAGCAGTATTATTAGCATTGGTATCTTTTTCTTGTTAGTTCTGCTATTCATAATAGTAGTAAATACCGTTGTGGTAATAAATCAATTCACGTTACACAAGCTAAATTTACACCTGCAGGAGTTGATAAGCTAAATTTTACACATCGCAAAGATTGCAATGATTATTATCATCAAACTTGTTTTGATAAGTTAGATATTTTAATTATTGTAGTAGTATTAATTATTTAAATTGAAAGAAAAATGAAGACATTAAAGTGGATTAGTGATACTGAAGTATCAGTTATTTCAATTATCAAATTCATTGGAGATTTTGACATCAAAGTGGATAATCCAAAGTGTATTAAAATTAAATGTCTTAGTATTAATAATGCTAAGACTATTTATAAGAACTTTGGTGATGATTGCACTGATAGTTATAAAAAATATTTGATGTATCATCTTATGTTTAGTGAAGTTGATGAATATGGATATGTTAAGTTTCTATTAGAACATAAGTCTAATATGAGTTTTGCTGTAACTTATCATGAAGGTTATACGACAGTTGAAATTGCTTTAGTAAAAGAAGTGATGAAAGTGTGGTAAATAATTAAGGTGTTTGAGGTGTTGGAAGACGTCGAGTTGATGGCGGAGTTCCAACACCTCGAGTTATTTAACATCATTATTTTATACCTATTATTATTTAACTAATTACTGCTGTCAAATAAATATATTTCATTCGTCAATTTCATTGACTTCATTCATGAAATTTTAATGAATATTCTTATATTTATTTGATTATTAGTGATTTAAGTCATTTTAATAATAATGGTGTTAATCTAATGGTGTTAAATATATTATAATACTGCTATGAAAAAATATTTAATAATTGTATTTAATCTAATGTTATTAGTATTATTAGTAGCATTAGGATTCATAGGTGTATTTATACTATCAAGTGTATTATTAGGTCTTATGTTGGATTGTAATTTAAATCCAATGATAAACAATATAGTATTAGTATTAATATTAATATTTATAACACTTATTATAATTGATGGTATTAGTAGTTTATTTAATAAATTTAAATTGTAATGAAAAGAATATTAATCATATTATTAGCATTAGTTATTACAACTAATGTTGATGCTCTCAGAGTATATAGCAATCAAATAAAGAACATCACAAAAATAGATAAAAATATCTATGAAGTAACTGTAAAACTCACAAATGTAGAAGTTAAATGCTACATTGATGAGGATATGAAGAAATTAATCCTAAAGAATAGGGTTGCGTTACAGTTACTGAAAGATAAAGATAGATTTTATCTTATTAGTAATCTTAAAGATATACCAAGATGATAGTATTGGAAAAGTATAATATAGAAGATGTTATTCAAGATTTTGAAGAATATCTTGTTGCTGAATGTAGTGTAAATCCCAATGATTTACAAAATATGTCAGCTAAGGATAAGTTAAATGCTTATCTTAAAACTTATAATAGTTTTACAGCAGATGATATTGTATATGCTATTATAGGAGCAACAAAGAAAAGTTTTTCATTATTGTAATATTTGGTAAGGATATGAAGATATGGTTCATAATTATACTATTGGTGGTTCGAATCCACCATATCCTACAATACAGAATATTTCTGTATTTAATAAAAGATTTATTAATAATTAAAGATTAATTAATTATGGAGAAAAATTTAGCTATTGCAGAACTCGTTAGACGAGGTGCTGTAGAAGAGAAGGGTCTAAGAGTTAATTCTGTAAACGTAAAACGTGAAGAGAATTATGTTCGTCTTAGTTTTAGTGTCGATAGAGATATTGACGGTTTCATTATGTCTAATGATGGTCTTGGTGTAAGAACTCTAGGTAAAACTAGAGTTGTATTTTCTTCTACTTTTAGTATTTTCCCAATACTAAAGGAGAATGACGATGTAAAATTTGTCATAAATCATTTAAGAACACACAGTAAGGCGATTGTTCCATTGTTGTCTGATGCTACTATCACAGTATATGTTGAAAAGATTGAAGTTCCTGAAGGTGAGACAATCACTTACAGTGACGTTTGGAGAGATGAAGATGAAGATTCTAAACAGGTCTTTGACCACACAATCTTCAAGTATCATATTACTGATATTAAGCTAGGTAAGAATGGTAAGAAGAGCTTAGACCGTATTAAAGATTGGATGCTATTCAATGATGATGATGAAAATGTATTTTAAGTAATTTTAGTGGTAGTAGAAATACTACCACTATTAATATTTTAAGATTATGAATAAAATATATTTCTTTAAGAGTAGCAGAAAGTCTGATAAAGTAAATAAATTAACGATTTTTACAGGTAGTAAACGTAAAGCTATGGCAATGGCTCAAATTTATTTTATCAGAAAATCTTTAAAAGGTGTTCCAATGTTTGTTTTTTAATAAAAAGAAAGTCATGAAAAAAGTAATTATATCATTCGTTTTATTTATGTTGTCATTTAACGTATTTGCTACTGATGCAGATACTATTAAAGTAGATAATATGAAACTTACTAAAACTATTACAGATAATACTGTAAATAGTAAAGGTAAGCCTGTTGTAAAGTATTATTTTATCTATAATGGTGAAATAATACCTACAAATAAAACTACTATTGATAGATTTAATTTATGTGCTAAACACAAAGTTAAATGCAATCTAAGGGCAATAAAGAAAAATGGAGTAATTAAAAGAATTATTCTATAAAAAATTTGTATCTTTTAACATTATTATTATATTTGCTAAGTAATTATTAAATATAAATAATATGTTAGAAGATACTTATTTTTCAACAGAGATAGATTCAGAATTATATGATGAAGATTTTGATTCTATAGACCCTTATGGGGAAATATATGAAGAAGTTGATAACGGTGATGATGATATTATTGACTTTGATATATAATTAAAATGAAAGACTTAATGAAATTCAAGAAAGAAGAATTAGTTAATATAATTCTTCGTAAAGATGCTGATTTTGCTAATGCAAAAAATGAGCATAAAAAAGAATTAGATGATGTTATTACTAAGTTAAATAACAAAAGTCTGGAAATAGTTAATCTTAATAAGTCTATTTCAGATAATTATACTGAAATAAATAAGTTAAGTAAACTAATAAGAGTAAAAACTATAGAGCTATTTATAGCAGTAGCTTGTGTAGTTGTAGCATTGGGAGTCATTGGATTCTTATTGGTAATACAATAAATGTTTGAAATTGTTATAATGATGTTGCTTGTGAAAGTAGCATCATTATTAAAATTAACCATAATGTAATTGTTAATTGTTAATAATTTTGTAATTGTTACGATTGTAAGCTGTAATATTACTTGTGAAAGTAATCCAGTAAACTTGTTTCAAATTTGTCATATCTTTGATATTGATATTATTTTTAATATCGGTACTCATGTTGGCTTAAATTCTATTCAGTATTGCTTGTGAAAGTAGTACTGAATTTTTTAAATTATCTAATAAAGATATTATTTGTCTTAAAATTCTTTCAATGTTTATAGATTATATTGCTTGTGAAAGTAGTATAATCTTTTTTTTTAATGTTATTTATAAGTTATTTTAATATTTGCTATTACTCCTATTATTTGTGAAAATGATAGGAGTATTTTTAATAAAGATTATGGTTATATTATATATATTATACGGAGTAATGTTATCTTTTTGTTGTTATAAAACAATTAAAGATAATTATATGTTGCAAGACATATTATTTGGGATATTTTTATCAATATTCCTTTGTTGGTTATTTTGTTTATTGTATTTGTATGCAAGAATCAAAAAATGTTTTTAATACTGATGGATATATTAATTCTGATGTATTTACTGATACTGATAGTTCTTGTTATAGAGAGGAAGATTTACAAGAACTATTTGAAATGCTTGAAGCAGATAGTTATTTGATGCTAAACGATGCCTATATAGGTACAGAATAGTACCAAATTTACGCTGTTTTACTATGGTTGATACGTTAATCAACTATTAAATTAAATCGCCTCAAAATGTCTAATTTTAATAAAAATAATTAAAAATTTTATGAAAACTGTTAGTGAAGAATCTATTGTTAAGATTCTTAGTCGTAATGGAGTGTTTATTGATACTGTTAACAAAGTAGTCAAAATTAACCCAGATTGTACTTATGGTAATGGTACATGGGGTAAGATTGATGGTCTTGTTCATTATCATGGTTATGTCATGATAAAAGATAGAAATATCAAGAAAACATTTCATACAGATAAAGTAAAAGAAGTAGTAAAAGAGAAAAAAGAATTAAAGAAAATGAAGTATGTTGAAACTCAAAATAAAGATAGTAGAGACAAAAAAGCCAAAGGCTCAAAGAGTAAAAGAGGCTAATGTTATAGGTACTATTGTCTTTATTGATAATGTTCATAAATGTAAAATTGATGATAATATATACGATATAGATACTATGAGTATGTCTACTAAACATTTAAAAGTTGTTTATAGTAGACAAAATGATGGTAAATATATTAAATATATTAGACATGATTATAAACATTTAGAACATAATCCACTGTATTTCCCCTTTAAAGAGGGAGATACAGTTAAAGGCAATATAATCTATTATAATAAAGGTTTAGGTTTTGAATATAAATCTAAAAATGTAAGTAATGATTAAAGAAGTAATAAGTAATAAAAATACTGTTAGTGCTACAGGATTTACTAAAGACCAAGAAAAAGCATATGAAGAATTAATAAAATTTATAGATAATAATTATAATCAAAATGATTATAAAAGAGCTTTAATTGGAGCTGCTGGTACAGGTAAAACTTTTTTACTAAGTGCTGTAATTAATAATTGCAGAATGTCTTATTCTAAGATTGGTATTGCTGCACCAACACATAAAGCATGTAGAGTTATTAAAGAAAGTCTTAATATTCCTAATATTAGTGTTAATACATTAGCATCTGATTTAGGAATGAGACTTGATGTTGATATTAGTAATTTTGACATTAATTCACCTAATTTTGCATTTAAAGGTAATATTAAAATAAATAATTATTCTTTATATATCATAGATGAAAGTTCTATGCTTAAAAGAGATTTACTTATTAAGATTGAAGAAATATGCAAAAAGAATAAGTGTAAACTTATTTATGTAGGTGATGAAAGTCAGTTACCACCAAATAAGGAAAAATATTCTACTGCTTTTAGAAATATCAAAGCTCATAAGTTAAGCCAAATTGTAAGACAAGGCGAAAATAATCCTATTAGTAATCTTTTGGATATTTTAAGAGATGATATTAAAAATAAAACTTATAATTTCTTAGAGTATATCATAAAGAATCCTTATGAATTTAATTCGGATAATACTAAAGGTTATCAAGTTTGTGGTACAAATCAATTTATGGATAAAGTTAAGATGGAGTTTAGTAACGAAGAATATACTAATAATATAGACTTAGTTAAACTCATATCTTATAAAAATAATTCTGTAAATAATTGGAATAACTTTATTAGAAATAATATTATCGCAGATGCTGATAAAAGTATTATAACTAAAAACGATTTGATAACATCTTATATAACTATTGTTAATGATTTTAATGAATGTATTATTACTAATTCAGAAGAATATATTATCAAAGATGTTATTAATTATGTAAATCCAACATATAATCTTAAAGGTTTTATGATTAGATTTACATGTGTTAATGGTGGTTATGATACTCAACCATTGTTTATTGTAGACCATTCAGATAGAGAAAATCTGGTTAAATATGTAAATATTGCAGATAGTCTTGTCTATAATGCTAAAAATGCTAGTAAATATACTAGAGCCGAAAGATGGAAAGAATATTACAAATTTAAAAATAATTGTCTTATTCTTGTAAATATTGGAGATTCTAGTGGTGATACAAAATATCGTAGAGATATAGATTATGGGTTTGCTCTTACAGCTCATAAATCTCAAGGTTCTACATATAATACAGTATTAGTAGACGTTAATGATATAATCTATGATAAATTTGGTAATCCTTATGCTGATTGTGATGGTATAAATCGCAGATTATATGTAGCTTGTTCTAGAGCTAAAGATAAATTAATTATGCGATATGGTGTGTGATAATTGTCCTTTACGTTTATTTAACGATAAAGGATATAATATCTCTGGTATAGGTAATAGTTCTTATGGAAATATGGCTATTTTACCTAATATAGACAAAGAAGCCTATAAAAATAACGATATAAGTTTCAGTAAGCAACTTGATGTAATCAATCAAATCCTTTCTAAGGGGGAGTTTCAAGAAAACTTTTATATAACTCCTCTTATTAAATGTAAAGAAACTAGTAATTGCATCACTACTGATATTATTATTAGAAATTGTCAAATTCATTTAATGAATGGAATTAAAAGGTGTAATCCTCGACATGTAATTCTATTTGGTAGTAGTATTAGAAGATTGTTTAATGTTAATATATCTATTGAACAAGTAATTGGAAAAATTTATATAAGTCCTAATAATAGAATTTATTATTTTAATTATTCTCCTTTTATTGTTTATAAGAATATTGATAAACAAAGTGTGTTTATTGAAGAACTGTTAAAGGCTTATCATAGTATAACAAATAAATATTATTACGAATATGAAAAATTAATATTGTAAATGATTAAAGCATTATCGTTTGATGTGGAGGTTTTACCTAATCTTTTTAGTATTGTTTTTATTGATTTAAATGATTATCTTAAAACATTTGCAGATTGTGTAAATGCAAAAGGAAAACCAATTCCTATTACAGATAAATATAAAGTTAGTGAAATTAAAGCTAAATTAGATAAAGTAAAATCTCAAACATTTGTTATAACAGATGTAGATGATAGTCAACTTTTACCTCTTGCTGGATATTTGAATAATATGTATGCTAAATACATAGATGATGATGTTCCTTTGAGGTATGATTTATTTGGTTATAATAGTAATAATTATGATAATTTGATGGTTAGTTATTTTCTTATGAATTTTAATAGATTTGATAGTACAAAAGAACTATTAAAGAATATCTATAAATTTAGTAAGAAAGTTATTGATTGTCAAAGTGATGATTCTTTCTATGAAAATCAAGAAATTAAACTAGTTAGAGAAAATAAAATTCCTTATGCTAGTGTTGATTTATTTACTGTTTTTAGTTTAAATAGTGCATCTGTTGTAATAGATACTGATACAGGAGAACGTAAGAAGTTTGGTAAAAGTCTTAAACAGACAAGTATCAATTTAAAGTGGTATGAGTTACTTGAATGGACTCTTCCACCTATTAATGATGAAGATAAACATTTTTATGCTGCTGATAAAAGTTTAGAAGAATTAAATCAATCTATTGCACCTTTTGATAGATATATTCTTCCTAAATATGTTGATGATTTATGTTATTATAATAAAAATGATGTTTTCATTGTATGTGAAATGTGTAGACTTAAAATGGATGAAATTAAGCTTAGATATAGTATTACATCTAAGTTTAAAATCAATGTTTTAAGTAGTGCTAGAAGTAATATTTCAGATAAGTTAGTAACTCATTTCTATGCTAAACTTAGTGGTTTACATAAGACTGCATTTGAAAAGTTACGAACTGAAAGAACTGCATTAAGTTTTAAAAAGATTATTTTTCCACATATTCAATTTAAGACTAAACAGTTACAAGATTTACTTTCTGAAATGAAGACTATAACAATTTATAGAACTAATAAAGATTCATTCTGTAGAACTATAGATTTTTATGGTACTAAATATACTCTAGCTACTGGAGGTATCCACTCTGTTGATTATCCTCGTGTTCTTAAAAGTACAGATGAATATACATATGTTCATTGGGATTATACGTCATATTATCCTAGTATTATAATTGCATATGAAATTGCACCTAAACATCTTAATCAAAAGATATTTGTTAAGATGGTTAAGTATTTTAAAGATACACGAGTTGCAGCAAAACATAATCTTGAAGATGAAGTTATTAAAGGTGTAGATAATAAAACTGCAGCTGAAGTTCTTAAAATTGTAATTAATGCTATATATGGTAAACTTGGTAGTGAATTGTTCTTTCTTTATGATAGATTTGCACAAATGCAAGTTACTATTAATGGTCAGTTAATGACAATGACTCTTATTGAAGAGCTTGAACTTAATGGTATTCATGTTGTCAGTGCTAATACTGATGGTATAATACTTAAACTTCCTGTTGATAAAGAAGATGTTTTTAAAGATATAACAGATAGATGGAATCAAACTAATAAAATGTCTGCGGACGGTGAAAGATATAAATATCTTGTTAGTAGAGATGTTAATAACTATTTTGATTTACAAGTAGATGATACTATCGAACACAAAGGTGCATTAGACCCTAATATGTTTCTTAAAGACCTTAAAAAGGGTTATGATATGCCTATTGTTGCTAAAGCAGTTGTTGCTTATTTTAAAGATAATATTCCTATTACTAAATCATTATATGAAGCTACTGATATTCTTGATTTTTGTAAAACTCAAAATATTGGTAGAAAATTCAAACTTTGTTATTATACTGTTTCTAATGGTAAGATTATTAAAAAATATACTCAACGTAACTGTAGATTTTATGTTAGTAAAAAAGGTTTTAAATTATTGAAAGAAGATGAACTTGGAAAACAATCTAAATTAGCTGGTGGATTAAATGTTACAATTTTAAATTCATTAGATGATAAAGATATAAGTGATAGAAATATTGATTATTCATACTATTACAATGAATGTATGAAAATTATTAATCCTATTGTACTTAATGTTTCTCCAAAGAAAAAAGCTGTTCTTAAAAAGCTTGGTGGTATGACTAATAATTTATTTGAATTAGATGAATGAAATATTAGAACAATGGAAAGCTAATAAAGGTCTTGGTATAGTTAATATAGTTAATTCCAATAATGCTATTTCATTGATTGCTGAATTACTTAAAAAATGTTATTCAGCTAATAATAATTATAAAACATTAATAATAGTAAAAGATTATGCTTATAGGACAAATGTAATTGGAAAAATTTCTGCTGATAATTCTATAAAAGAAGCAGTAGATAAAAAATTAATAAGAGTTTATACTAATTATTATATTGAACAACAAATTACTGTAAATTACGCTTTAGATATTCTTATCATAGCTAATATAGGATTTGTAAATCAAGGTAATTGGTATAAAATTAAAGAAGCCAAATTTAAATTCTTTATAGATGATAATTCTAGTATTAATAATGATACCAGAAAAAGAGTTTATGAGATGGTTCCAGTGATAGTGACAAAGGAGATAGTGGAGAATAACTCTACCACCCCCGTAGAAGAGAGAATATTGCCAATACACTTAGATGATGCTACTGAAGCTACATTAAGTCGTGTTAGTGAATATATTAATAATTCATTTGCTATATTTGGTAATATTGATAATCTTCAATATGCTATTAGTGGTAATCCGCAATTAAACATTTCTGCTATTGATTATTGTTCTAGAATTGCTTCTGAGAATGGTTGGAATGATAGATTAGATATGTCTATTGAATTAAATCGTAAAATTGATGAAATTTATAATCCTGTTAGTTTACAAGAAAGAGCTAGCAATACATATAAACTCATCAAACAACGAATTAATGTATGTGCTGATTATAATGGTAAAATTAATGCTATTATTGAAGCTATACAAAATGACAATCTTAAAAACATTCTGATTGTTTGTAAGAGTTGTGAATTTGCTTCTACTGTTGCGAATGAGATTAATGCTGCTTTTAATAAAGAAATATGTAAACCTTATCACTCTAAACTTAATACTACGTTTATTAAAGATGATAATGGTGAATATATACTTTATAAAAGTGGTAATTTTAAGGGTACAAAAAAGTTATTCGGAGCGCAGGCACAAATGAGCTTTATAGAGCGTGATTATAACAGAGGTGATATAAATATCATTGTGGCAAATTCGGCTGTAAATAAGGCTCTTTCTGTTGCTATCGAGTGTGTTTTTATTGTGTCGCCAATGTGTTTAACGATTGAAAACTATTTGTATCGCTTATCTTCTTGTCAGTTTAGCAGACCTTTAAAATTATACACATTATTTTGTAAAAATACTATTGAAGAAAAAGCATTAAATAATAGAGAAATTGATAAAAATTATCATAAAATACTCAATTATGATTTTTCTGCAAATAATGTAAAAAATAATGATATAATCATTGTAGATTAGAAAATAATGTTTATCTTTGTAATGTAAATAAAGGAGTTCTTTTAAATGACTGAAACAAAAACAGAACAAAGTTTGGCTGTTAGACAAAATGAAAATCATGTTGGTTCTAATGTTCTAACTGTGTTTACTGATAGTGAATTAGCGAAAGCTGAATCATTTCTTAAACGCATTATTGCAAGTGATAAAGGTGGTATTAAGACTGTAAATGAGGGCATTGCTATTATGATGCGTGCTAAAGACTTAGATTTACCTTTTTCTACTTGTATTGAACATATCCATGTTATTAATGGTAAAACTGGCATTGATATTCATATCATTAAAGCATTACTTTCAAGGGCACAAGTAACTTGGAAATGTATTAAAGATTATACTTGTCTGTATGAGTATACAGATGGAAGTAATATTTTTAATGAAACACAACTTCCTGATTATTGTGTTATTTGTCGTAATAGCGAAGAAGCTGAAAAAGCAACTAAAAATGGGCAAATAGGAGTATATATACTTCCTTATTATAGTGATGTTAATGGTAATTGTTTTAATAAGATTCAGTTTGATGCTTATAAAAGTAAACATCCTGATGCTGAAATAGCAATTAACAGACAACACGCAATAAAACTTGCATCTGAAAAGAAATATGCAGTTTATAGAGTTGCTAATAAGCCTATTGATTATGTATGTGAATATGAATTTACAAGATATAGAAAAATATTTGGTAAAGTCATAGAAAGCAAAAGTATTGGTAAGTTTACTTATACTGATGCTTTAACTGCAGGTCTTTTCGATAAAGATACTTATAAGAAATATCCTAAAATTCTTATTTCTCATAGAGCTTTTACTCTAGGAGCTAGAGATATTGCTAGTGATGTTCTTATGGGTTGTATGGAAACGACTGAATTAAAACAAGTTATGGGAGAAGATTTTGAAGACGTTGATGTTCTTCCTATTGAAAATGTTAATTAATGTCTTAAAATTATAATTTATTTTATTAATCTTTTAAATTTTAAAGTTATGGTAGATTTTGGTAAGAAACTTTCTTTCGGTATTCGTGTTGTAAACAATGGTCAAAAGAGTGCTACAGTTAACGCTCTTCCCCAGTTGATTGTTAATTCAACTAGTGGTAAGTTTAGTATTACTGCACCTGTTTCTAAGGCTCTTGGTGTAGCAGTTGGCGAAAGAGTAATGTTTCTTAATAACTTTGATACTATCGAGGATGCTATTCTTGCTAAGAATGAAGAGCTTGTAGAGTTTGCAGCTGAGAGAGGTCTTGACATCGAGTCTGATGCAGCACATGATGCTATTATGTCAGAGTTTGGTCAGTGGTTTATTGCTAAGGGTATTGCTCGTTATGATGATAAGGGTAATCCTGTTATGACTACTCTTCGTTTCTCTACTGAGGATAAGAAGAAGTATATTGAGCAGAATCTTGCTGAGATTATCGCTGCTAATCGTGAGGCACTTCTTGGTCGTCTTGGTGTAGAGGATGCTACTGATGAGGAGCTTGCATCTGCTATCAGTACTGATGATGTTGAATCTCCATCAGTTCAGGACTATACTGGTGCTAAGACTGCTACTACTTCATCTAATACAGGTGTAGGTTGTGCTCTTAACTTTACTGATACTGCTATTTGGAATCAGATTAAGTCTGATATTGTTGAGAGTGAGCGTAATAAGGTTAATCGTGTATTTGATGTTGTTCTTGAAGAGGCAACTGTAATTCCTTATTCTAATGGTTATAAGGATGTTGATATTAAGGTTGTTCCTATTTCATTCAAGGCTGATGAAGCTCCAAAGACTGTAGCTAAGTCTGCTGAGTAATTTGATTACTGTTATAATAAGGCAAATGATAGTAATATTGTTTGCCTTATTTTTGTATCTATTTTTATAATTAATAATTTTATTCATCATTTAAATTAATTTATTATGAGCGAAACAAATGTAACTAAAGTAACCAGAAGAGGTATTAGTAATTCAACTAGAACTGTTAGTCAGCTAAAGTTCCATGAGAATGATGCTAAGCCTAATGGTTTGTTTATTGGTCATCTCAAAGAAGTTGTTGTAGATTATCGTAAACTAAGTGATGATGTTAAAGGTCTTCAGTCATTTGCAGGTTTGTCTATTCCTAGACTTACTTTCCACTTTACAAGTAATGATGAAGAAACTAAACAGCGTCATGTTTATCAGACTCTTCTTCCAGTAGAAAGTAATATTGATACTATTCCTGGAGGTAAATCTGAATGGAAGGTTAATAATGTTCTTGCTTGGATTAAGTATATGCTTGATGTATATTATTTGAAGGGTAGAGAACTTACTCCTGAAGAGGAGGATGCTTTGACAATTCCTTTTGAGGACTTTAATGGAGATGAATATGTTGCTGTAGAGCCAGAAGATGTAGTTAATGGTTATGCTACTATTTTCAATAATGCTTCTGCTATGCTTAATGGTAAGTTTGGTCTTAAAGAAGGTGAAACTGCTAAACCTGTTTATCTTAATGCTAATGGTGGTTATATTTCAGTTTGGATGAAACTACTTCGTTGCAAGAAAGGTAAGAATGGTTGGGTAAATGTTACTCCTAATGGTGATTTGGGTTTTGACACATTCATCGGTGAAGGTGTAATTGAGATTCAGAAGCAGAATAATCCTCCTACACTATTGCGTATTGACCCTATTAAGGAAAGTATTGCTCCACAAGAAGTTAAGAAAGTTCCTAATATTGGTGGAATTGGTAATGTTCCTGGTATGGGAGGTATGCCTGTAGTTGGTGCTCCTGCATCACCTTTTGGTAGTCCTGCTAACGATGCTTATGCAGCAGCTGGCTCTGATATGCCATTTGAGAATCCATTCTAATTTATAAAAGCTATTGGTTTAATTTGTATCTGTTATTTTAGTTACATAGGTGGGCTAGTTTCTAGTCCACCTTTTATTTTAACTATGAAACGAAGTATTAATACAACAAAATTAACTAAAGCTTTTATAGAGAGTAAAGTAAGTCAAGAACTAATAGTTAGTAAATATCTTGATATAGATATTGACATAGTAAAAGATTGTATAGAACATAATACTCTTATAAAATCTGTCTTTAGAGATGATGATACTAATAAGAGTATGGGTATTCAATATAATGCTAAAGGAAGACTTAAAGTTAGAGACTTTGGTGGTTATGGATTTTTTGAAGATGTTTATGGAGTTGTTGCACACGTGTTAAGTTGTGCTTGTGATAGAAAAATTGAATGTAATAACAGACAAGATTTCTATTATGTATTAAAACATATAGCATATACTTTCAGTGATATTATAGAAGGTAAAGCAACAGATCCTAATAATGAACTTATTATTAAAAATGCTGTTAATAAGCTAAAAAGTAAAAAAACTATAATTGAAATTGTTTCTAGAAGTTGGAATAAAGCAGATGTTGAATTATGGAAAAGATGGAATGTTAATATTAGGTATCTTAATACACATTTCATTGTACCTGTAGAACAGTATTATATAGATAGAACTGTTGATACAGAACCTAAATATTATTATAAAGAAAAAGACCCGTGTTACGGATATATTCTAGGTCAAAATCTAAAAGGTATTTATCTAATTAAACTTTATTTTCCTAAACGAAATAGAAAAACAGAATTAAAATTTATTACTAATTGTAATGTTTTAGAAGGTGTTCTTAATCTTGAGTTATTTAATTATGATTATATTATTATAACTAAATCTACAAAAGATAGACTTTCATTAGGTAGCCATTTAATTGATTATCCTCTCTACGGGGGAGATGGAAATAAACTGACTATTGGTATTGTTAATTTACCTAGTGAAAGTTATTTACTTAAAGATGCTGAATATGCTTATCTACAAAGTAAACTGAATGATAATGGTCAGATTGTTAGTTTTCTCGATTTTGACCAAACTGGTAGAAAAGGAGCTAAGTATCTTAGTGAAACTTATGGAATACCTTATATATTTATTACAAGAGGTGAATTTGGCTTACCTGATTATAAAGCTAAAGATTTTAGTGATTTGCATGATGTTTATTCTAATGAACAAATAGATGAGTTTATTAGAGAAACTGTTGTTTATTGTGAATTAAAATTTAAATAATGGAAGAAAAGAAGATTTATACAATTAATATGCCTATTAATACAGAGATTCAACTTTTGTGTAAAGTTAAGTCTAAAGGAAGTATTAATAAAATTTATATGGCTCCTATTACAGAAGAACAAGAAGTTCTTATTAGGAAAAGTTGTGAAATAAATATTGAAGTAAATAATAATATTTATAAGGTTAATCCTAATAGAGTATGGTGTTTTGGTAAAATAGATTTAACTGATAAACATGATATTGATGGAATAGAATCATTTGATTGGTTTGATGATACTGCAAATGGTGTTTATATTCCTTCAGATTATGATTATAATAGTCATACTTGTACTAGTCCTTTACCACAATATAGATTTTATGAAACTTGGCATAATATAAATATTGTTAGGTATAAACACGCTTGTTTAGGTAAACCTGAAAGAATTGTTATATTTAGTAGATTTGATAAATGGAAAGACTAAATGGATATATATTAGATAATATAGATAGTAGATATATCGAAAATGATATTGCTACTAAAGGAATTAATGAAGCTTTAACATATAGATATAATTTATTAGATTGTACTCGTACTATGGATAATGGTATGAGAATAATGCAAACTATTAATTATACTTATAAAAATATTCTTAGTGAATTTAAGTGGGTATTTGATAATTATGATGAAAGTGTGAAAAATGAATGGCTTGAAAAAGTCGTTCAAAGACATATTAGTAATCTATGTTATGAAAGAGAAGTTCCACCTATTAAATATGCAAAGAAAAGTAAAGTTTCAAACAAGAATAAAATTAATAAAGCTACTTCTAAAGTTCCTAAAGAACGTAAAGAAAGTAAAGCTGAAAGTAAACTAAAAGCTCATGCTTTAAAGTTAAATATGTTAAAACTAAAAATACAATGATTGAATTATATAAGAAAAATCAAAATAATAATGTTATCTTTTGGAATATTAGTAAAATAGAAGATAATATTATAATTAATCATGGACTTTATGGAAGGTCAGCTCGTAGAGAGATTATTCGAAAGTCTATGATAACTCGTAGTATTGATGCTGAAATTTTTTCAAGAGTTAATGCTAAACAAAAAGATGGATATAAATTTATAAGTGAACTTGCAGATAATGCTCCAGAAGAAATTCTTGATGAAAATGTTAGAATTAATTATCTTATAGACCATCTTCCTGCTTATAGTACAACTAAAACTGGTTTTATTCTTCCAATGCTATGTAAAACATTGGAAGATAATAAACCTTTTGAAAAGAACGGTGAGTATCTTGGTCAAAGTAAAATTAATGGTTTGAGATGTAATATAACACCTGTTAGACAAACTGATTTATTTAAACCTATAAAGTTTGTTTATCATAGTCGTGAAGGTGAAGTTTGGGATCTTGAATGGTTTGATGAAATATTATTTAAATGTCTTCCTATTGAAGTTATTAATTTTCTTATAGATAATGAAGCTTCATTAGATGGAGAAATGTATATACCAAATCAACCTGTAAATCAAGTTAATTCTATTGTTAAAAACAAAGAACATAAACTTCATAAAAAGATTCAATTTTGGTGTTATGATATTTGTATTGAAAATATTTCAGCAGAAGAAAGACAACAATATCTTTTAAATAATCTTTATAAGTATGTTAAAGATTTTAAAGATATAAATGAACATCTTAATAATACAAATCAATTTGTAGTTCTTCATAATGAACTTTGTGGTTCTTATACTGAAGCAGTAAATCTTAGAGATAAATATATTTCTCTAGGTTTTGAAGGTCTTGTTATTAGAAACATGAAAGCTGATTATGGTTTTGGTAAAAGAAATAATAGTCATATGCTTAAATTTAAAAAGATATATGATGGTTTATTTAAAATTATTGATATAGTTCCAGAAGGTACTAAACGTGCTCATTTACCAAAATTTGTTTGTAGAAATGATATAAATGATACTACATTTGAATGTACTATTAATCTTCCTCAATATGTACAAGCAAGTATTCTTGTTAATAAAGAACAATATATAGGAAAAAATCTGTTTGTAGAATATCGAGAAAGAAGTGGTGTTAATCAAGTTCCTTTCCATGCTAAAGGTATTAAAATTAATAATTAAAATTATAAAGTTATGAATTTAATTGAAATTTTAAAAGAATATTTTAAAGAGAATAAAGATGAAGATAAATTTGAAGTTTATCTTTTAGATGAAATAGATAATAAATATCAAATTTATAAAAATCATGTTGAAAAGTATTCTACTTTTATTATTATTGGTGATAATACTGATAGTTTGTGTTTAAAACCAGATGGTTCTCTTTTAAGTAATAAAGATTGTATTATAAAACCTATTGGTAATTCTTGGGAGTTTTATTTGCAAAAATATAAACTTAGAGCTTGTGATAAATTAAAAGATTTAAGTTCATGTTATGAAGTATGTAATAACTATCCTACTCATAGTATTTCAGCATATCCTTCAAAATTTGTTAAAGATAAAATTGAATCATTATACATATTGAGTTGCATAAGAGAATTAGATAGTAATATCTATGGTAATATTAGCAATAACAATAACGTAAGTATAGGTATTAATACTTATGGTGTTGTATTACCAAATAAACATAGTTGTATTATACCTTGGTTTAATTTTGATAGTGAATATCATGCAAAATTGTTTATTGAAGATAATAGCGATTTGTTATATAAATATTTTAAAGATGAATAAGTTTGAAAATTTAAGTAAACCTGTTGATAAAGGTAAAAATAAAACTTGGGTTGATATAGATGATAAAATTATTTATACAAAAATTAATTTAAAATTTACTAGATATAGTTTTCTGAGACATATTAATGAAAATAATAAACTTTGTTATTATATTAAGTTTGATAATGTTTCACCGAATAAAATTATTAAAGATAATTATGGTAGATGTAAAATTAATATTAATCTTATTGAAATTCTTGATTATCTAAAGCGTTTATCTAGTAATAATAAATTTAATATTAATCTTTCTTTAAATGAAGATTATATTAAACAAGGAGAATTAACAGAATCTGTTTATAAAATAACAAATGGAAATTAATGAAGATAATCCGAAAATTCAAAAAGCCCAAGTATTAAGTGATGTTACACTTATGATGGTTCAAGTTTTAGATAATATGTTTAATGATACAGAAGAAGCTCTAGAAGATTGTAATTTTTATTATAAACAAGAAGAAAAAAGAGCTATTAATACAATTAAACATGGTTTAAAACTTTATTGTGGTATTGTTAAAAGAAATATAAATAAAGAACATTTATATGATTATTTTAATAATGCTCAAATGGTTTGTGGTATGATTAAGTTAATGCTTAGTAAATGTGGTTATGATAATGATTTAATGTTTTATAAGTTGTATAAAATAATAGAGAAGTTTCCTACAATTAATAGTCATCTTAAACAAAGTGCAGATGATAGAAACTTTGATTTTATACATCTTAATGCTGATGATAAAAAGCGTATTGACGATGATATAAACTTGATGTTTCGAAACCATTTTATTAAGTCTTAATATTGTATTTGAGCCTCTGTGAGCCACTATGGTGGGGCATACGGCTTACTAAATCTATCAGTCGATTAATCTATTGACTGATAGATTTTATCGTCTTAAACAGCTCAAATTCGATAAAAATAATTAAAAATTAAATATTTTAAAGTATTGTTTATGAAGAAATTTTTATTATTTTTGCTTTTGGTATTAGTAGTGCCGAAAGTAAATGCACAAGTGTATAAGTTCTATGCAAAATATAGGTTTGTAATAGATGAATTTGGAGAACCTTATCCAAAAACAAAATCACAAGCTCTTTCATACACTAGTGTTCATATTGACTGTGATGCTAAAAAGATAACAGTTAAAAACAAAAATCATGGAAGTTGTGAAAAGTATTATGTTGATGCTACAACTGATCAAATTGATGGTGGTTATAGTATATCTTTTTATGATACTTTTGGTAACGAAGTAGCAAGAATTAATCTAAATTCTGATGATGATTTTCAAGGTTTTGCTATTTATAATAAAACAAATACTATTATGTATTTAAAAGATATAGAATAATGGAAGAAGAATTTAATGTAGTTGAATATCATATTAAAAACTTTATGAAAACTCATAAAGTTTGTACAAGAGATGGTCGTTCTGTTAGAATACTTTGTACAGACCTTAAAGACAGTAAACCTGTAGTTGCTGCTGTAGAAATTGCACCTAATTGCCAAGCAGTAGTACGTTATTATTCTAATGGAAGACTAGCTAGAGTTCAAACATCTAGTTTTGATTTATTTTTTAAACAAATTAATAATTAAAATTATGAATGAAAATACAAAAGTTAAGTTTATTAAAGCTTATAATACATCTAATATTAGTATCCCTGCAGGTACTATTGGTATGATTGATTCAGATAATTATGTTGTTGTTTATGTAAATGAAACTAAAATTTATATATTAAAAAAGTGTGTACTTGATTATATTAAAATTGTTAAAGAATTTGAATATAAGAAAGGTGACTTTGTTAAAATAACAACTAATGCTGGTAAGTATATAGCTATATTTAATTCTATTAAAAATAATATGTTAAGAGCAAATTTTGCTATACATATTGATGTTAAAGGTGTTTATAGTATTGCTAAACTTACTAGTTTTAATATGAATCTTTGTAATATTGATACACAATTAGTAGATATTTGTAAAGCTAGTGAGAAAGAAATAGATATGTTTTATGATTTTATTACAAGTAAAGGTTTCATTTATTATGATGATACACATACTGTTATAAGTAATAAAACTCATGAAGATATTATAAAATCTTATACAGCTGTTACAAATGAACCTTTACTTGAAGATAATTATAATAATGTAGAACTTGTTAGTGAAATTGTTGCTAATTTTATTGTAGAACATAATTTAAAATAAAGTAATCATGGAATCATTAATTTTTATACACGCTCGTGATTTATATGATTTCTTTAAACCAGATAATATTAATTATGGTGATTATAGAAATTTTATAGATAAAATGAGATATTGTCCTCTTCAAGGATTTAGATATAGAGTATCTATATCTCATGCTCAAGATAGTAATAATAAAATTGAAGAGGTTTTTCATTACTATTTTAGTAGTAAATGTGAATATAAAGTTAAATTTAATGACATTCATAGAGAAAGTGACATTTATCTAAATGTTGATTATAGTTCATCAAATGAAAATGAATGTAGATTTGTTCTATGTGTTGATATTGCAAATATAGGATTTGATAGAACTAGATATGGCATTTATCATCATGCTTTTGATTTAAGAAAGAATGAAGATATTGTTAGTGTTCTTAAAGATGAATTTAAAAAATCACTTATTAATTTTGAATAAAATATGGATATAGAAATTAAATTTCAAGATATTCAACATGGAGATTTTATAATAGCTGCAAATCATAAAGTTTATAAATATATTGGTTATTATAAAAAAATTAAAGCTTATATTGCAATTGCTATAGATGATTCAGAATGTATAATATTTGATATAAATGATATTGATAGATTCGAAAAAATTTATAGAAGAACAGTTGATGATGTAAATGAAACATCTTTTAACGATAATGTTAATAATAAACCAGATAATGTAGAACATCCTTCTCATTATAATTCTCATCCTTCTGGTGTAGAATGTATAACTGTTACAAGACATTTTTGCTTTGATATAGGTAATGCTATTAAGTACCTTTGGAGAGCAGGACTTAAAAAAGAACAAGGTATGTCTAATCTAGAGAAAGAAATTGAGGATTGTAATAAAGCTATTTGGTATATTAAAGACCATGTTAATATGTTAAATAAAAAATTAAATAAAAATGAAGAAAATAATTCTGTTACTAATGGTTATTACAAGCATAATTGCTTGTAATGAATATAATCCTGATGGTTCTTATAAAACATCTGATAGAGTAAGTGCTACTTATAGGATAATAAAAGTAGATTCTTGTGAATATATTAATGCAAATGCTAGATTTGCACATAAAGGTAATTGTAAGTATTGTGCTGAACGTAGAAAACAAGAATTAAAAGAAGTAATTAAAGAATTAAAAAAATAATTATGGAAAAATATAAAAAAATACTTGAAGAAAGTGTAGATTATATCGGAATAGATAATAATTATCATACTAAAAAACGATATAGAGTTTTACAAACAAATATTGATACTAATTTGTGGGAACTTGCAACATTTGTAAATACTAATTTTGAAGAAGTTCCTGCTATATTTGATAATAAAGATACTGCTATTGCTTTTGCAAAAGATGAAATAGGAATGATTCATCTTAGAGAAATTAAATATTAAAATTATGAAGAAAATACAAATTCCTTTTGATTTATCAAAAATTGATAAAGATACAAGAATTGAAACTAAAGATGGTCATGAAGTTGAAATTCTTAAAACAAATATGAGAGGTGATTATCCTGTTGTAGGTATTATTAAAAGACCTAATGAAATAACAGATATTATTGAAGCTTGGACTATTAAAGGAATTATTGATAAAGATACTATTGATACATTTTTTGATTTAGTTATTGTTAAAGAATGTCTTAGTTGGTGGGATACACATAATAAAGATAGAATTGAACAGTATTTGATTAATAGTTATGGTGAACCAGAAAATCATTATATTACTCTATATAGTGCTAGGTATCCTTCAACTCCAGAATTAGCTCTTCAACAATATGCTTTTACTCAAATAAGTCATATTCTGAAAAATGATTTTAGTTACGGAGGTATGATTACTAATGCTGAATGGAATAATAGTAATATTGATAAATATTGTATATTTGCTTATGGTAATGATATACATATTGGAGTGTATCAAACACATAAACATTTTCTTGCATTTCATAGTGAAGAAGCAGCTAAAAGATTTATTGAAGAATATCCTGAACTTGTTAAACAATATTTAGGTATTGAAGATGATATAGAACTTTAAATGGCATTTAAAATAGGCGATATTGTAATGAGATTAGATGGTGACGGTAGACCACATAAAATTGTGGATATTACCGTTCATTATCCTCTTAATAGTAAAGAACATACTTTCTTTCAGTATCATTACGAAGATGGCGGAAGTGATGTTGCTGAATATGGAGATAATTTAAAATTATATAATGGTAAATATAAAAATAAAAAT